TAGTTGTGTATTTGTAATTTTAGAACTTGCGTTTAATCCTGCGACTCCATCAGCCGCATTTCTTCCATTAATAACGGCTGTTAATTCATCCATTGCCGCTTTAATATCTGCTCTGGCTGATGCTGGGTTATCTGACCCTGAATCAACGTTGTCTGTTGCTATATTTCCTGCTGTTCCCCATCCCATAATTTATTACTTCCTTTGTTAGTATTTGCCTATCTCCTTATTGTATTTACTTGTTATTGTTTGATCAAGTTTCCATTTACGTCTATTGCCGCATTAGGTAATCCTCGAACCAAAATATCAGCGGAGCAATCTACTTCATCACCTGTATTAGGCGCTAACACTCTTAATGTTATACTATTTGTTGTTGTGCTAACCACTTGTGCTAATGGTAAAGTTGTTATGCTAACAGACGTTAATGCTGATGCTGATCCTTCAACATAATCGGTTGCTACATAATCGGCCACCATATACAAACCTGTTGATACTATCTCTTCTGTATCACTAATTGTTGCTCTTGGTGTAAAGCCAACATATGTTATAGCACTATAACTATTTGCTGTTGAAATTGTTCTTGTAATGCTTGATCCGTCATCTACCGTGCTTGTATCAAAACCTTCTAAAACTTCTTCTAAAGGATCTGTAGATAATACAATATTAAATCCTGTAAATCCTTGTGCTGTTGTATTACCACCTGAATTTATATTAAATGTAATTCTATAATATCTCTTCTTAACCATTCCATCATAAGGTGCGTCCCTACCCGGTATGACTACACTCGTAGCACTACTCATATCACTATTATCACTACCTTCAATTGTTATTATTGGTTTGCCACTATAAAAATCTAATTCTGCAGCAGTAGTTCCATCACGTAAGCCTGTAATTGTTATTAAAGGTAATACGGTTCTACTTGAACCAAAGTCAATTGTATCACTTGTAAATTCTACGGTTGTTGAAGCATTATCTAAATTCTGATACCAATTGGTATAATTGTCCCAAGTAGCATATGGGCTTGTGTTTAAATCAGTCCAAGTTAAACTATCTTTGGGCAAGTATATGCCTTGACTACTATCAAAAAATCCTGTCTTTGCCATACTATGCTCCTAATTGTGTTGATCCAATTGTTGTTGTTGAACTACCTGTTGATGGAGATGAACTGGTTCCTGATGTTGGCGTCCATATCTCAACAACTTTATGATTAACTGCTGTTAAAAAATTACTAACTCTATTAAGTTCGTTTCTTGCTCTAACTCTAACGTCGTATGTTTCGCCTAATGCTACTGGACTAATAAACACATTTGTATCTGATGTTTCTACTATTGTTGTATGTGCTGTATCGCTTGATTTTTTATATTGAACAATATAATTTACTACAAAAGGATCAGTTGATGCTGTCCAAGTAGAATACAATCTACGTATTTTATTACCATCTGAATCTGTTAAATTATAAATTGATCCACTTAATAAACTTAAAGAAGTTGGTGCTGATACTAAAAATGGATCGGGCAAATTAATTGTTGGTTTAGCAGGCGCTACGGTTTTAGCATTTATGGCGTAATCACTTGCGTTATGTTGTGTTGCTGTTATTGCCAAGTGTCCTTGTGCTGTTAAATCAACAGACATAACTCTAAATATTCCATCCAAACTAATATTAGCATTTGTAATTTGAATTAAATCTCCAACGCTAACATTGGCAGGATCGGTTGTTGTATTACAAGTAATTGTTTGATTATTTCTTGATTTCTTAACCATAACCTCTGCCATTTGTAATGCTTGTTCTCTATTTGTTATTGTATTAAATGTATATTTTTTCTCTAACCTTATACCGTCTTCTGATAAAAATTGTATGTCATCAGCACTTGCGTCTGCTGGATATACTACTTGTTCTGCTTGGTAATCGGCATCTGGATCTACATATGTTAATACTGCTCTATTAATTTTATTTTTCTTACTTGGTGCTTGTAATTGAACACCCCCAATTAAATGATCTGTTGTTATTGTATAAGTTGTGCTTGGGTCTGTTGGAGTTGCCGCTATATCTGTATCGTCTCCGCCGTGTTCTATTTTTAAATGATATTGTCCTGTTTGATAAGGCATTATACCTCTAAAAACTGATAACATTATTTTAACATTATTCATTAATGTTTGTGCTGAATCAACGACTGCGTCTGAAGTAAATGCTTTGCCTGTTGTTGAACTTGTATATTGAACTGTCTGCTCACATAAGTCTGCCGCCACACCAATGCTGGTCCAATCAAAATAATCATTGCTTAATCCTTTCCCGAAACGCGGGTTTCTCATATAGTCTATTAATACACTAACAGGATTGTTTGTAAATGTTGTTGTTTCATCAGCATAAGCAGTAGTATGACTTGATACTAAAGTTGTAGTGTCAAATATTTTCTTGCCTTGTAATATAACATTAATTTTAGGTAATCCTTTGTAAGGATTATTATCTGCGTCTTCTTGTGTTTCAACTTTCTTCCATTCAAACCTACACGCAATATAAGCCAATCCTGATAGTGTATGTTCTGCTGTCCAATTGGGTGTTTCTTGTAAAACACTTGATACTGCTTGGCTATCTCTACCATCAAAAAATTGTGCTTGTAATCTACTTGAATAATCTCCGCTTGATGGAGTTGCTACCGTGCCGTGTGTATAACTTGTTAAAGGTATTTCATTATCGTCTATGTATAATTTTGTATAACCATTAACTTGTCCTTCACTTAACACTAAAGCAATATAAAGATATTTGTTGCTATCGCCATCTGTGCTTACAAATACTCTTGCTCCGCCAACTCTTCTTGTGCCATAAACAATTGGTATAGGATTTACTGCTGAATCTTTATTAACTAAAACACCTTGTATTTGGGCTTGTTGTTGTTGATCCATTCCTGGAGCACCCATATCTAATCCAAACGGCATACCAACGATGCTTAAAGCCATACTAAAAATATCCATTGCGGCATCAACAACGGTCATCGCGATATCCACAAATGTTTCTACAATGTCTTCAAACAATTCAATTGCGTCATCAAATAGATCACCTGGATCTGGACACATATTATAACCTCATTTTAAACAAATGACCTACGGTTTCAAACTTCATAAACTTGTAAAGTTTTTCTACCTTATCACTTGCTATTGCTACGCTACTTGCTGGACAAAACTCTTTTGCTCCCATTTCTTTTGCCCATTGAGTTGCTGTTTTAATTAATCTTATTGGAACAAAAATACTTTTACGTTCTTTTGGATCAACGTATAATGCTAAATCATTACATAATACTTGATCACTAAAAATATATTTTGTTAGATGAACTATTATTGTTCCAATAATTTTTTGTCCTGCTGTGTTTTGGCTTTCTGTTGTTGCTACCCACCCCATTCCTTTGCTTGGATTAGCAAGTAAAAAATCAAGTGTTCTCTTTAATTTTGTTTTGGAGAATTGTAAATGATTATAAGCACCTTCCGCCCACATAGTTTCTGCTAAATCTACTAATGGATATATATCTTGTTTTTCCCATTTTCTAATCTTGTAAGTCATATTCTTTAATATAAATTCTTTCCTCTGTGTTAAATCCTAAATTCAACAAACTATCATCTTTTACATTTTTATTGCTTATTCTTAATGCCGCTAATTTTTTACTTTGACAATAGTCATCAACAGCATTGAATAATTTTATTGTAGTTTGATTATTATTATAACTTGGTATAATATAATAGTATTGTAATGTAGCAACTTCTCTATTAGGTGCCCAAGGTAATTGATTAATGTTTAAAAAAGCAAAACCGATTATTTCATCATTATGAAATAAGCCAATACTGCCTTGCCAAAAAGGACTTACTAATCCTCTTCTAATGTGTGTATAAAAATGTTGTTCATTGTAATCAACACCAAACAATCCTGTTTCGTGTAATGCTTTATAACCTAATTTACATACAGCACTGGCATCATCTAATGTTAAATGCCTTGTGTGTATTACGTCTATTCTCGTCCCCATCTTATATCCTTTACTATTTGACTGCTAAATTCCATACCTTTGTCTGTGCTAAAAAATAATTGCTGACTTGCTACGCTTGTTGTTCTACCTGATGTTTTTTCAAAGTCAGCAAATTGACTCGCACATTGTATTGTTAAAGTTGCTGTTTCTTGTGCTTCACTAATTTTCCAAGCAGTTATTCTGCCATCAAAAAATTGAAATACTTTATTACCATTAAACTCGCCTGATGTATCAAATATAACACGATATAAAACTACACGTTTATCAATGTAATTGTTATTCATTACCAATGCTATTGTTGTTAAATCAACTGCTGTAAAACTTATATCTAAAGTATTAACGGTAATCTTTCCGCTTTCCTTAACATTACCAAACTCTAAAAATTGTCCTTGAGCCAAATAAATGTTTGTTCCACTATCTGGTGCTGTGCTACTATCATATGAAATATCTAAATTAGCATTTGTAAAATAAACTGCTGTATCAAAATGTATTTCAATAAGGTCTGCTGTTAGGATCTTTGATTGCGTTAAAGCGTCCTGAACACTACTATCAAGATTTCTGGGCATTACGTATCCTCCCTAACTAATAATTCGTATGTAAAAAACTTTGGATTCCCTACTTGAAACGATTGGTTATCGCTTGTTAAGAATACTTTAAATGGCACGTTGTTGTATGTTATTGTTGTTGAACTATCAATTGCTGTTCTTAAACTTGGGAATATATTAATGTAATCTTCACTTGAAGAATCTTGATTGACGTCTGCTGTTAGCATATAAACCTTATCGTGATTACTAAACTTAATCATATCACCTGTTTTTAAAGTTCCACTACCACCGTTTGATCTTACATCACTAACACCTGCCGCATAACTTTGTGTTATAGTTGGTGTGCCTGATGCTGATCCACTTGTGCTACCTACTATTGGCGGCACTACCGTAAATGAATCAAACTTACCGCTTTGCTTCATAACAAATGCCATAACAGGCATATAATTGTCTCTGCTTAACGGAACTGATACTAATTTAAAACTCCAATATTGTGAGTTTATTTGTTTTCTTTGTGTTCTACCTGAAAGTGTTTGAGTTGTTTTCGTTTGAGTATTACTCTTAAACTCCATAGTATTAAATCCTGTTGTTGGGAACGTTCCACTCATTATACTAATGCTCTCCTTCCATCTTCATTTAAGGCTTGATTAATCATACCAATTAGTAAGCCTTGTCTTGACCTTAATAACTTGTCAAAATCTCTTGTATCTGTTGCGTTGATTGTAAAATTAATATTAACTATTCTTTCTGCGGATTTATCGTTTGGTATAACGGTTCCTGATCTGCCGGGCACCATAACTTCTGGTCCCGCTTCCCCTATAACGTATGGCTTGCCGCCCATTACAGATCCACCTTCTTCTCTACCTGGATATTGTTGATTTCTAATCATTGCTACTTGTGCCAAACCTGATGCTACAATAGCCGCCGCTAAAAACGGTCCAAATATACCACCTTGTGCTAATGCTTTTGAAGCACCTTGATATGTGTTTATAATTGCTTCTGTTATTGCTACTGCTTTATTAAGTTGAAATGCTCTTTTATTAACTTGAGCCATTTGTTCTAAAGCACTTTTACCTGCCGCCACGGTTATATCTCTTTTTTCTTCTTCTGTTGCTGTTGCTAAATCTAAATCTCTATATCTACCATCTTTTATAGCACTTAATCTTGCTTCTTGTCTTTTAAGTTCTTCTTGTAATGCTTTATCGGCTATTGCTTTTTTCTTTAATGCTACATCTTCTTCTATTTTAATTCTTAAGTCAGCAAATTCTTGTTCTAAAATAGCACCTGATTTTAAAGCACCATCTAATATTTTTAACCTTCCCTCTTGAATCCTTGCTATTTGTTCTAATTCAGTTTCACCTATTAATCTTATTTGATCTAATTTGCCTTGGTTTGCTTTTTTCCAAGCATCTAATATTTTTAATTCTTCTTTTATTCCGGCTATTTTTTGTTTCCTTGATTTTTTATCTGCTTCCATTACTTTCAACGATCTACCTACAGCATCAGTGTATTGGTTTTGATACAACTCTAATTTTGTTAATGGTTCGTGTGTTCCAATAATATCTTCTATAAGTCCGCTTATTTCATCTCTGAATATGTAAAGTGCTGTAAGTGCCGCACCTGCTAAAAGTATGAACAATGGATTCTTAAGCATAGCCACTGTCAATGTTCTCACTATACCTGCCAATGCCACAAGGACGTTAGCAAATTTCACAAAACCATTTGCCACTGCTATGATAGCCAAACCACCAAATACTACTTTTAAAACTCCTATGTTTGCTCTTAAAAACTGAACTGCCTCGCCGGCATTTATTACTGCGCCTGCTAATGCTTCGCCAACTTGTTTAGCAAAAGCATCTATGCCATCTTGGTTATCATCAAAAAATGCGTTTAAGTCGCCTAATTCTTTTTTAAGTGCTTCAAAAAAGTGTTCATTTACTCCTAATTGAAAACTAAAGAATTTATCCCCTAACATCGAAAGTGTTCCTTCTAATGTTCCAGCAAATTCTTCTGCCGCTCCTCCAAATTCTCCACCTTCACCAAATACTTCTCTAAATCTTTTTTTAGTTTCTTCAAGTGTAATCGTCATACCTGATTTAAAACCTAATAAGGCTAATACACCTTTTTCTCTAAAAATATCTGCCGCCGCGGCTCCTGTTGAAAATGCTCTTTGTAATTGCTCACCCGTTGTCTTAAAGTCCAAGCCTGCCACTGCCGCAATATTACCTGTAAGTTTTAAGTTTTCGTTTAAGGCATCAGCATCAGCCGATACAATGGCCAAGTTTCCTGAAGCCGCCGCAATATCTTGAAGACTAAACGGGACTTCTCCCGCATAGTTAGTTAAGGTTTGGAATGCTTTGGCACCTTCTCTTGCTGATCCAAATAAGAACTTAAATCTTAATTGTAATGATTCAACTTCTTTACCAACTTGAACTAAACCTTTTAAAAACTTATATGTTCCAATAGCCGCTAAAGCAACACCGGCTAACGTAGCCGCTCGACCCAAAGACATTAATGCTTTTTGATTTTGCCCTAATGCTTTTTTTAAGCCTTCAACATCACGTTTGCCTGATACTTTGGCTTTAATGTTATATGTTTGTGTTGTCATCTTCTTCTTTTAGCCTTACTTTTGGCTTTCATTGCCCTCATTTGTTTATTGGATGCGTCGTTCTCACTTTTAATGTATGCTAACCACATATCTATCTCCAACGTTGTTAGTTCCATTACTTCTGATAAACTTTTTTTAAGTCTATCACCCAACACAAGTAGAAACCTTGTCTCAACGTTGGTTTCTACTCCTTTACTAAATCATCAATCTTTGGTTTTAAAGCCGCGTTATTGATTGTGCCTGCTATTTTTGTTATAACACCTGGATCTGCTTCGTTCATAAGCACTACCCTGTCTGCTTCGTTAAAAATCTTTTTTCCACTTTTATCTAATGCTTTTTGAATTAAAGATTCTATTAAAGCCTCCACAATATGGCCCTTTGCTTGTAGATCTAATACCTTACTTTCCACAACAAACGGGTATGTTTTTTTATAAAAAACATCCATATCCCATTCCTTAACGTGTAATTGTAAAGCCTCACCATTCACTTCTCTGTGATAGTGTTTTGTTATTTTTTCTATATTATTTGTCATCTTCTTTTTCCTCTTTGTCTATTGGACACTTCCCGAGACGCTGGTCGGTAAAAACCCCCCGGTGCTTGTTTCGAATAACCCTCGTCAAGACGTGTAGCATAAGGCACGGTGTTCCGTAAATTATAACTTGAATTGGAGTTTTTACTTAATCTCCAATTCTGTCTTGCCCGACCCGATTTCTTGGGTGTGAATCTTTTAATTGTTTTAAAAAGATCCTGGGCTATTGAGCGAACTGACTGATCAAATATCCGTTCAAAATCAGCCGTTGCTTTTCCCGTTTTAGGTGATATACTAACTTTTAACAAAAGTATATCTCCTTATGCTACTGCGGCTATTGTTATGCCGTTTCCGCTACCGTCGTTCGTTCCTTGGAATGAACACGTTCCTTCTACCATACCGTCAAAGTTTGAAGTAATTGAAAAACCTGTGATTAAAACTTCACCTGTTAAACTCATACCTGCTGTTTCTCCTGATGGGTAAAGTTTGATTGAAGCGGGTGCTGATCCTTGTGTTCTCATCGCTTGTTGAGCAGTATCACTGTCTCTTAAGAACACGTCCATAGATCCACTAAAATTAGTTAAACCTGCTTTGTAAGATCTAACTCCAGCGGAATCCATACTTGTATCTTCGATAGTTTCTGTTTCTAAATCTATTGAAAAAGATCTAACAGACGCTACCTTCGTTAAAGACGCACCAACATCAAACTCAACTCTTCCACTTTCTCCGGTGTATGTTGTTGTGTTATAAGCCATTATAAGGCCTCCTTGTTATTGGTTGTTAAATCTTTCGGTCCAAAAAGATTTAGATTTGTTTTTGTCGTCAACACTACAGGGGTATCAACTTCAACAACTTTTTTAACATTACGTCTTTTAGTTGTTTTTTTTGTTTTCCTTTGTAGCACCGATGGCTCGTTGTATGACCAACCATCTATCAGCCGTTGCTGGACTTGTTTGTTTCCAACAATTTCTGAATTCCCGAATTTATCCCATAATTGAATACTCATTATAAAACTCCTTTTACATATTGATAGACGCATTGAACGGTAATTATTATTTCCCCTAATGGTAATTCTCTTTCAATAACTTCTATGTTTGTTATACTTGTGCTCACGCCGTGTATGTTAGTATCTGCTAACGTAATATCTCTATCACGTGATACTTCCATTATTTCCTCGATGCGTTCGACAAGTTCATTTTTGGCGGTGTCTAATTGTGTGCCGCGAACATAACACTTTAATTGGTAATCAATTGTTCCTTGTCTTAAGTCAGTAGATATGTCTTCTCTTGATTCATTCATACTATTCATTAAGATAGCGGGGAATTGTGTTATTGCTATTTTAGATACGTCAAAGAATTCTCTGCTCACTAACCCCAACGCAGGATTGGTTATGTTTTGTAATTGGTTAAAAATATTTGTTGCTATGTTTTCTCTTGCTGACATTATCTTATAAGCCTATTATGATAAAATGTTTGTTTTTCACCTTCACTAAATGTGCCGGAAGAATCTAAATCATATGAAACACCTACGGCTAATATCGAGTCAAACTCTTCATTAAACTTTTCTTTGTAGTAATGTAGTTTTTCTCTAAATGAATCGCCTTCTACCTCGAATTTTGATAAACGTGGGTAAATGTATTGATACAGAACGTGATATACAGCCGCTCTTGTAAATTGACTGCTATCTAATCTGCTGGGTGATAATTTAGTATTTGCTCCTATAACACTTACGTCTCTTGTGCCGTATCTTGCTGTAGGATACCATTTTATGTTTAATAGTCTTATAAGGTCATCATACGTCTTCTCGTGTAAATCACTGAAGTCTTGGATGCCATAGTTTTTTATGTCTGGTTCGTATTCAAGTATATCTGAATCGCTTGCGAATGTTGCCATAATAGATAAAAGTCCTTCTTTTAATTTAATACAATAAAGTCCTTCTTTATTGCTGTATTATTTATTTAATATAAAAAAAAGGCCCCATATTGCTACAGGGCCTTTAATGTATTTGAGCAAATTAATTATTAGTTAATTTGTTTGTCGCCTCTTACTAATACTGCGTATGCCGCTTGAACAATAGCATTACCTCTTGCTGTCGTTCCCACATATTCCGTATTACGAAGGCTGGCATCACGTTGGGTCTCAATTTTCAAAGGTCTTTTTAAAACGTGTCCAAATGCTGTTGGACTAAAGACTGCTCCCAAAGCGTCTGTAGAAACAGAATCTGCCGCTACTACCGCTGAAGAAAACATTTTCACATTGAATAGTCTTCCTACGTATGCTGATTTGCCGATCGCTTGATCACCAACTGAAGATAAAACATTAGCCGCAGTTGAATACCCTGCTGTTGTTAAAGTTTTTGCTATGTTATATGCTTGACTTGGATGTAATACTGCTACGTAATCTCCGTCAGCATCTGTAGGTGCTGATTGACTTCGTAAAGTATAAACCGCTTGAAGAATATGAGCCGGTGTTAATTCCGTTCCACTTCCACCAACATTTTGTGAAATGTTGCCTTCTGTAAAGAACGCAAAAGCATCCGTATCAATTTTCTCTGCGATCGCATTTCCTATCATAATCCCTACATCGGAACCCATATTTCTTGCTGTGGATTCTGATAAAAGATCTGATACATCAACTCTCGCACCAATTTCGCTTGCCGCGATACTAACGCTTGATGTTGATGGATTTAAAGATGAAAGGTCGTCTTCCTGCCCTGGGGCAGATGCTTGAACACTTCCATATATAGGAATTTGAGCCGTTAAGCCCGGGCTTCCTGTCATATCATAAACTTTGAATACACTTGCCGCTATAGATTTTTCTTGTAAAGTAAATCTTGCTTCCTGCAAAATATTCGTTAGTAATGATGTATCACCCGTTTGTAGTTCTGGACTTGCCATTTGCTACTCTCCTCGTTTAATACAAAAAACTTTATACTTGTTTGTAGATTTCTCGTCTCAACTTTTTATATAAAGCAAATTGTTCTGGATTCTTAAGATCCAATTTGTTTATATCAACGTCTGTAGCACCTTCTGAAGATGTGTTCGATTTAGATCCGCTACCTGCCGGTCCTGCTAATACGAAATGAGCGTTGCTTTTTAAAAATTCAGCAACAAGTCCATCTGGTGTTAAAGCATCACCTTTTTCAGTATAACGTGTCTGTTTTGATATTGGATCAATTACTTCTACTGAACCATCGTCTCTCATTACCACCTGTTCTCTTACAAGTTTTACAACTTGCTCGGGGTTAATAGCAGAATGCTTACTTGCTGAGTTCAGCAAAGCGCCATCCACCTTAATGTTTGACAATTCAGTTGTTAAAGTATTGACTTTTAAGTTTGCCTTTTCGGCTTGCTCTCTCAATATCTTCTCAAACTCACCTTTTTTCTTTTGCTCTTCTAATTTGGATTGCTCCTCTTTATCAAGCAAAGTCTTATAGGTCTCAACATTTACACCATCAAACTTTTTTAACACTCTTGCCTCGGTAGTATGTTTTACCTTGGCCATAATATTATCTACGTCTTCTTGTGTATATGCCTTCGTTGGTTGATTAACAACGTTCTCCTGCGATGGAATATTTTTTGTTTGTTCTGGTTGTGCCGCAGTAGCATTTTCCTTATTCAAATCCGATGTTTGTGTTGTTGTTGTTTCTTCTTGACTCATCGTGTCCTCCTATTATTTTATAGGGTAGTATAACCCTTTTTATAAGTTTATTTATTATTAGGCTTACCATATATAGGTTTTTGCCCTTTGTTTTGGCTATCTCTATATAAGTTTAAAATTTCGTGTCCTCTTGCTAAAGCAATTTTCCGCATTTGTCTTAATGCTCTTCTTGCCTGTATAGCATAAAGTCTTGAAGGCCTATTCATTAGTTTATCATAAGCAGTAAAATAATCTAAACAAGTTTTTTTTAATTTTAAATGTCTTGCTGACTCAACTGGCTCTTTGTATATTCTTCTTATTGTGTTTGGCATTAATGATATGATTCCTCATCTACACATTGTCCTTGATTCCAATTTAAATCTCTTTCTAATCTATAAGGTTTAATATGTGAATATTTTATTTTAGCAAACAACTCGTATTTGTCATAAAATTCTGTATCTTGTAAATCAAATGTTGTTGCGCCTTTATCAAATGTCATATTAATCAAAATTAATAACGCTCCAAGGCATTGCTCTACCTTGTGAGTTCTTTACTAAATCACCTGTATCTACAAAACTCGCCACTCTTAACATTTTGTAGCCATTGGAGGTAATCTTCTTTTGATAGACTTGACAAGGTCTTACTTCTCTGCCTTTTATAAAATACTTTGGCTTTAGGATTGACGGACCTTTTCTGTTTTTTGTGCCTGCCATCGCAATCTACCTCATTAATCATTTAAAAAGTATCCTCTATCCATCTATGTATTATATAACACAGATATACCATTAACAATACAAATAGAAACAAGTTAATCATAT